AGGGGCGCAGAACTCCCACCGCTTGAGGTCAAGGATTTGCCGATTTCCGTTTGTGGTCGCCATTTAGGTCACCGAGATGTTGCGTCGAAGGGAGTCCGCTTGCAGGTGCATGAGCGCGGGGATTTTGTCGTTCGCGGAAAAGCCGCCGATCTGCGCCTGGTTCGTAAGCGTGGTAATCGTTTGACCGCTTGCGATAGAGCCGACGGTTACTTGGAAATTTGCCGCCGTTGCCTGCCGCGCCTCCATGATTGGCTGGCCTTGCAGGTTCGGCAAAGCAAAGCCAATGCTCTTGGTCAGCGAGCTCGTCGCGATCCGCAGCGCCTCGAGCGCCTCGACGAGCTCGCCATAGGAAGCGTTTACCGGCAGCGGGTTGCTGGCGGTTCCGACTGGGGTCGTCGAGTTCGGCGTGGAGTCGACCAGCTTCATCTGCTGGTACTGCACACCGCCGATGTCGTCGGTGGCGACAATTTCGCCAGTGCCGGGGAGCGTTACGTTATCGGCCATGCGTCAGCCTCAGGTGTACTGCAGGTAAATGTCGCCGTCCGACCCGCCCGAAGGCGCGGCGGTGCCGGATGTGATGGTCTTCTGCGCCGTTAGGTTCGACCGCGCCGTCACCGCGTCCGTCGCGCCGGTGCCGCCGTTGGCGACGGCCACCGTGCCCGTGACGTTCGCCGCGGTGCCGGTCGTGTTCTGGTTCAGCGTCGGGATGTCGGTAGCGATCAGGGCGCGAAAGGATGGCGTCCCCGCAGATCCCGACGGCGCGGCGTAGACATGGGCTTGAGTCTGCGAGCCGAAGGGCGCGAGGAAGTCCGTGCCGGCGGTGGCAGCCGAGAAGGCGCTGGTGCCGTTGCCCTTGAGGACGCCAGTGAGCGTGGTCGCACCGGTGCCGCCGTTGGCGACGGCGAGCGTGCCGGCCAGGGTAATCGTGCCTGCGCCAGTGACGGGGCCGCCTGAGGTCGTGAGGCCCGTTGTGCCGCCAGAGACATCGACCGAGGTCACCGTTCCCGACCCGCCGCCCGTCGCCGTCAGCGTGCCGGCGGAGAGCGAGAGACCCGAGCCGACCGTGATCTGCTCGATTGCGCCGGCGCTCGCCGTCGTGCGCCCCAAGAGCCGCGCCGTCGTCATCGTGAAGCCCGAACTCGTCACCGCGCCCGAGGTCGCAACCGTCACCGCTGAGTCGGCGTTGGTGACCGTGATGCCGGCGCCGCCTGCGATGGTGGCGTCCTTCCAGAGATCCGCGGTGGCGTCGTAGGACAGCACCGCACCCGCGCCCGGGCTTGTGATGAGCACGTCGTGCAGCTCGCCGAGCTCGTAGCCGTTCTGGATTCGGACGTAGAGTAACCCGTTGCCGGCGTTTGCGCGCTCGACCACGCCGACATAGACAAGATGATTCGGGGCGACTGGCTTGGTCGCGGTCGTCGTGCCAGCCGTCGCGCCCAGGTAGAGCGTATCGCCCGCCGTGAATGCGCCGAGGTTGAGCCCCTCGAGCACGCCTTGGCAGCGGATGAGGCCATTCTGACCGGCGGCGATTGTTTCAGCGACCACGCCGATGGTCTTGGCAGAGGCGGCGTTGCTGGTGTTGATGGCGCGCTTGACCGAGGCGCGATCGCCGGTCGCCGAGAACAGGTAGACGACCTCGCCTTTGCTCAGGCTCGTCGCCTCGGCGTTGTGCACCAGCGCGTCGATGGTCTGCCCGAGATGCGCCTCGACGTTGCCGCCAACCATCCCGAGGCGGGCCGTGCCGTTCGGCGAATCCCACCGCAGCCGGCCAACCGCCGCCGAGGTCGTCGCGCCGGTGTCGAAAGTGATGAAGTCGGGCGAAGCGATGCCGCCCGTCACCCCGGCCATGCTCGTGATGTCGCTATTCGTGCCGGAGGCGGCCGCAGAGAGGTTCCCGCGCGCGGTAGCAGCATCGGTGCCGCCCGTGCCGCCCGAGGCTACAGCGAGCGTCCCTGCAAGCGTCAGGGTGCCGCTCGAGGTGATGGGACTCCCGGTGAACGAAAGGCCGGTCGTGCCGCCCGATGCGGCGACGCTGGTAACAGAGCCCGCGCCAGATCCCGCCGGAGCAGGCCCCGGCGCGCGGACGATGACGGTCGTCGCGGTCTCCTCGACGACCACGGTCTGCAGCACTTCCTCGACGATGACGCGATCAAGGCTCACCGAGTGACCTCCGCATCGACCACGAAGCAGCCCTGAAGGAGTCGAGTCACGACGGCGCCCGCGACGAGCTCGATGTCATAGACGAGCTCGCCGGCTGGCATCGCCGCAGTCTGGGTGGCGGTCGCGAGCAGCGTCACGGTGCCGGCGGTGGTGCCGAGCGTGATGCCGCCGTTCTCGGTCGTGAGGGAGAGCAGGACGGCGCCGTCCTCAGCGGTTGCGCGAACCTGCATCCGCGCGGTGTAGCCGCTGAGGTTGACCGGAGCGCCCTCGCTGCCCTGATAGCTCACGACGCGGCTGAAGGTCGCGCCCTGCTCGCAGAGGAAGTTGTGGACGCCAGCCATCACTCACCCCCAGGCGGCACGGGCTGGGCGGGGACATTGGGATTCGTCCCGCCGGGCAGCACGATGCCGAACTCGGCGAGCATTTCATCCTCGCCCTGCCGTTCGCGCAAGACATCCTCGATGTCGAGGCCGCGCTCGGCGAGGGCTTGGGTGCGGGTCATGAGGCCGTTGTTGATGGCGACGATCTGCGCCTCGGCTTCGTTGCGCGGGTCGACCCACTGCCAGCCGCGCGGCACCCACTGCGACGCGTTGAACTTGAAGTACTTTGCCGCCGGCAGCGTCGTCACCCCAGCGTCGAGGGTCTGCCGCAGCCAGCGCTCGAACACCGGCTCGCAGAAGTGCTGGATGACCCAGAACTGCACTGTTCGCCAGTAGTCGCGCTCCTCGAGAAGCCCCTGCCGGATGGACGAGTAGGAGACCGACTCGAGGTCATTGCTGAGCGAGATGTACGAGACCCCCAAGCCGGAGGCGATGCCGCGGAGCATGGCCTTTTCGAAATCGCGAAACGCGGTCGACGGATGCTGCGGGTCGAAGGGCTTGAAGTCGGTGCCGGCGGGGAGCTGCTCGAAGCTGCCCGGCTGGATGTCGATGCTGATGCGCCCGTCTGCGCCCTCGCCATCGCCCTGGTAGTCGTCGCCGGACTCGCTCGTGAAGAATCCCATCTTCGACGCTGAGATGCGGGCGGCGACGAGCTCGGCCTCCTCGTACCCGCCGAGCATCTTGAGGCGCGTCATGGCGGTCACCGTCCAAGGCACCCCGCGCGTCTGCCCGACGCGATCACGGCGGAAGGCGTGAATCATGCGATCGGCCGGGATGCGTTCATCGCGCACCGAGGATGCGGTGCCCATCTGGTAGTCGTCGGGGTGCCGCGTCTTGACGTAGTAGGCGACGGGCTTGCCGGCGGGCGTGACCTCGACGCCCATGCGGATCAAGTTGCCGTTCTGGAGGACGTCGTTCTTCTCCTGGTCGATCAGGTCCGCGTCGATGAACTGCAGCCGAAAGCGGTTTGGGTTGGCGTTGTCCTCGACGAAGAGGACGAAGCACTCGCCATCGCGCGCGACGGCTTCGATGAAAAGGCGCTGAGCGTCCACCCATGACATCGTCCCGTCGACGGTGCAGACGCCCGGGCGACCCCACGCCATGAACGCGCCCTCGAGGATCTGGTTCGCGACTTGATCGAGACGGCCATCGGGCTCGCGCGATCGCACCTGCAGCATGATGCCGCGGGGGCCGATGACGTTCGTGCGCAAAAGGTCAAGGTAGCGATGCGCATAGTCGTTGTTCTGCACGAGGTCGCGGCTTCGCGCGCGGATGACCTTGAGCGTATAGCGGATGTCGGAGTCTGCGGACTTCGGCAGCGTCAGCCAGTCGGAGTAGAGGCGGCCGGTGCTAGCGGCTTCAAAGCCGCGGCGGCGGGTTGGCTTGGCCGGCGGGCGGCGCTTGAAGAAGTCGAGCAATTTCACTTCGTGAACCTCACCCGGATCGTCTGATTGGTGCCGAGACCGTTGCGGATTTTCTCGGCCTGCCGCTCGCGGTTGACCTCGGCCTTGAGGCGGTCGCGCTCGGTCAGCAGGTCGGCGCGGTTCCAGCGCGAGAGGCTGCGACCGGCGATGCTGTAGGAGGCGGCGCTCAGGTTGTTCGGGTCGCGCAGGTAGGTCTCGATGTTGTCGAGCATGGCCTGGGCGACGCTCCGCGGGTCGGCGGTGGAGGTCGCGCGGTTGGCGTTGACTTCGAAGACGCCGAAGTCAATCTCCGCTCGGGCGCTGTCACTGGTGCGCGTGATGTAGGCCGTCCAGTGGTAGCGGCCCGCGAGATAGTCGGCGGTCACCGTGGAGTCGACTTCGACGGTGTAGCCATCGGCGCTCTCGCCGGCGGTGATGGCGATGCGCTCACCGGTGCCCTCGCGCCGCGCTACATACGAGAGCGCGTAGTCGGCGACGGGGTAGTCGCCCACGAGGTCAGGGCGGCGCCACGCCCAGCGATCGCCAGCCTGCAGCCGCGTCGGCTCCGTCGTCGGGTAGTTGGCCGACTGGAAGACGTTAGCCATTCTGCTTTCCCTTTGCCTTGCCGTTGTTGCCGGCATTGCTCCACGCGGGCTGCTTGTAGCGCGTCGGCGGGTTGCGCAGGGCTTCGAGGCTGGCAAGCGCCGCGGCTTCGACTGCGGGGACATCGAGCTTCGCCTTGACCCAGCCGAGCACCTGCGCCTCGGTGAGCGAGTCGAAGGCGGCGAAGGCTGTCGGCGTCGGCGGCTCAAGCGACACGCCACCGTAGGCGGTGCCGGTGTGCTCGCCGTCCGATGCGTTGACGCGCCAGAACGCCGTCACGACGACATCGACAAGGCCGCCGGTGTTGGAGACGCTGAGCGTGTCAATCTGCCAGATAGGGGTGGTCATGGTGCGTCTCCGTTACGGCCCGGCATCGCGCCAAGCGCCGCCGCTGTAGAAGTAGAGTTTGTTGTTGGTTGTGTTTACGACGATGGGTGCCATGCCCGTGATAGCGGTCGGCGTTCCCGTAGGCGTACCCGCGCAGGTCGGGACATACAAGAAGCCGTTGGTCGCGTTCGTGGCGAGAGCAGCGGAACCACCTGCCACCACATTGCCAACAGCGGTGATGCGGAACCGCTCCGTGCCGGTGCTGAAACTGTTTGCACCGCTGCGGTACACCAACGCATCATCGCCCGCAGGGTATCCCAAGATGCCCGAGTCGCGGATGCCGGAAACGCCCCAACGAATGAACGGAGAGAAGGAATCAGTCGGCGCGAGGGCAATGACTTGCGAATCTGCGCCAGAGTTAAAGGCGCGGATGTTGCCAGTAACATCCAACTTTGCACCCGGCGAACTCGTCCCGATGCCGAGGTTGCCGCTGTTGTCGATTACGAAATCATCGACCCAAGCAGCGGTGGTGCCTCGCTGAATTGAGAAAGTGCCAGCGGCAAAACTACCGGCTGTATTGGTGTTAGTGAGTCGATACCCGTAAAAATCCGAAGCCGAATAACCGAGATGAATCGAACGGGTTACGCTGGCGCCGTTGTTTGCGCTGCTGACATCGAGGTTGCCACGAGCCGTCGACCCAGCCGTCCCGATGCCGAGGTTGCCGGAGGAGTCGAGGCGCATGGCCTCAACGCCGCCAACCGACGCGGCTAGCGTGTCCGCAGCGGGGAACCAGAGGCCGGTGTTCTCGTCGCCGGTGTTGGTGAGCGAGGGGGTTGCGGCGGCACCGTCAGCGAGGGCGAGGGTTGCGCCGGTTGCGCCAGCCTGCACCAAGGCCTGTGGCGTCACCTTCTTCGTCTCCACCGCAGAGGTGTCGACGATCGGCACGAAGTCGGCGGTCGTCACAACGTCGGCTTGCACCAGCGTCGTGAGTTGAGAAATCTTCTTGTCAGCCATGCGTTATCACCTCGGCGCTCAGCGCCATCCGTTTACCCATCCGCCAGGGCGACCTGCCCGTCTTGGGGGCAGCCTTCGCGGCACGACCGACTCCGGCGGCGTAATCGTGGCCGGTGTCGGTTCCGTTTTCAAAACACTCTCCGGGGCGGCCACGGCGGCCGGTCTCCGAGTCGTCAGCACCTGCGGCCCGCCGCGTCCCACGAAGGCGGCGTAGGCGTACACGGCGCAGTCGAGCGCCTCGACGCGCGCGCCGCTGGATTTGGGCTTGTAGGAGCGCATCCGGCGACCCTGCACGACGCGGTAGATCATCGTCTCGTTCGTGAGCTGGTCGAAGTAGGCATCGTCCACCGACGCGGGGAAGTGCACATAGCCTGCGCCGGGCTCGATGCAGCGCTTGAGGCGGCCATAAATCACGTCCTTCGCGGTGTCGACGCCGATCAGGTAGAGCTGGCCGGAGGTGCGGCCCGCGCGCCCCGCGCGGCGCGGGAACACCAAGCGACCGAAGCCGCCCGCGCCCTTGACCGCCCAGATGCGCCGAGCCTTGCGTTTCGCGCAGTAGGCATACACCTGCTGCGTGAAGTGCCCGCCAGAGTCCACGGCGGTCGCCTCGATGAGCATCGCGCGGCCGTCTTCGCTGGCGCGGGGGCGCGCGAGAAATGCGTCAAGGTCGCGCCATAGCGCATCGCTGCCGGGGTCGCCGGGGAGAACTTGATGCTCGACTAGCCACGATTCCTCGTCGCGCCCCCAGCCCCATACCGACGCCTCGAGGCGATCGTCCTGCACGTCGACGCCGCAGGTGAGGAACACAACGCCCGCCGGGATCGACTGCGGGGTGTACTGCTCGCGCCGCTGCGCAAGGCCAAGCGCTGCGACCTCATCGCCGCGCTCTTCGTAGGTCTCGCCGAGCGAGGTGTTGATCCACGTCTGCAGCGTCTCCGGCAGCTTCTTCGCCTGCATGAACGCGACCGCCATCTCGCCCCAGGTCGACCAGGGCGAATACAGCTCCGAGATGTGGAACGAGGCAAGGCCGCGGCTCTCCCGCGTCGCCCGCCATTCACCGGCGCGCAGCATCTCGTGTTTGTCGGCTTCGTCGATGAGCGCGCCGCAGTGGACGCAGGCGTACTGCGCGAGCTCGGGCTGCCCCTCCGGCCATTTCACCTGCGGCCACATCAGCCGCTGCGTCTCCTCGCAGTGCGGGCACGGCACGAAGTAGAAGCGCTGGTCGCCGGCGTCGAAGCCCGCCTCGATGCGGGATGAGCCCTTAATGGTCGGTGTCGAGCCTGCCAGCACTTTGCGGTTCCAGAATGTCGTCGTGCGCTTCTTGCCGAGGCTCACCGGGTCGCCCTCGGTGCCGGCGGATGCGGGGAAGCGATCGACCTCATCGAAGAGCACGATGCGGATCGGGCGCGAGGCCAGCCCCGCCGGGGAGTTCGCGCCCGCGACGGTCAGGTGGCCGCCTGCGAACTTCTTGTGCAGGAGCGTGTTGCCGCTGTCCCTCGATCGCGGGTCGGCGATGCGCTCAGCCAGGGCGGGCGTATCCCGCAGCATCGGCGCGAGGCGGTCCTTTGACCAGGCTTCGGCCATCTCGAGCGTCGGCTGCACCAAGAGCATCGGCGCCGGGTCTTGGTGGACGTGGTACCCGATGACGTTGTTGAGGATCTCGGTCCAGCCGACCTGCGCCGACTTCATCACCCAGATCTCGCGCACCGTCTCATCGGCGACGGCGTCCATGATGCCGCGCTGATAGGGCGCCCGGTCGGTGCGCCAGATGCCGGGCTCGGCGCTGGCCTCGCTCGAGAGGCGCCGCTCAGCGTCCGCCCATGCGCTGACGGTGAGGTCAGGCGGCGGCTGCCATAGGCTCCGGGTCCGGTTCGAGCGGGCGCGCAAGCTCGGCGAGGGCGGCGTTGATTTCGGTCTTGAGGATGGCTCGGATTGCATTCGGGTCGGTTCGTCCGATCAGCTGCGGGGCTACCTTCGTCGGGAGGCTGAGCAGTTTCGCGCGCGCCGACAAGACAAGATCATCCCACTCTGCGCCGAGCTGCTCGATTTCGACGAGCTCGCCGCGGCGGATGCGGTTCTCTGCCTCCACCTTCTCGGCTTGGGCGGCGGCGAGGCGCTCGCGTTGGGTCGGGTGCCGATCGCCGTCCTCGTTCTCGGAGCCGCAGCGCTTCGCGATGAAATATGCGACGATCGCCGGCCCGTGATACGAGCCGTCATCGTTGCGCGGCGCGTCGGCCCAGTCGCGCAATGTGCGCGGCGTGATGCCCAGCAGGGTCGCGACTTGGATCTGAGACAGGTTCGTGATGCCGGCCATTGATTCTCCAGTGTGCCGCAATTCGTGGGCAGGCGGCTATTGTTCCGCTGGCGCTACAGTTACAACGGGGTCCGAATTACC